AGAATTCGTCCCAGGCCCCCCAAAGTCTACTCGAAAGCTACCGCTCCAACCTTCTATTCTCTTTTTGCAAGCTCTTACAATGTCTTCTTCCCGCTACAATGCCGCTGCTCGTGCTGCCACCATTGCTCAGAAATCCTCTTCTGAAGCACCCAAGGAATCTAAAGTTCCCGACAATTCTGTCGACTTCCTGACCTCCTACAAGGCCGCCTCCTCCGCACGTCTCTCGACCGCCAATCTTTTTACGGTTGATGTACTTCCCGATTTCACTCCGATCCTCATGTTTATCATGTTCCACGCGATCCAACTCTCCTCCGACATCGACAACAGAAAACATCCTAAGATAACAACGCCCACCTTCGTCGTCTACTGCCTCTCGCTCGTCTATGGTTACTTCCTCCTCTCTGACATGTACGTTCGCCCTTCCGCCTCCGCTCCTGCCCAAGACTACTTCGACCAGCCCTATAAAAAACAGTTCTCTGACATGCTCCTTGGCCTCTACGTTCCCAAGTTCCTCGAGCCCATCATCAAAAATTTCACTGCAACCATGCATGAAAAGATGCCCAACGTCGTCTTCTGCGCCTCCGCCGCCGGTTTTAACATCAAAAATCATTTTGGTCGTTTCTACCCTATCAACGCATTCGCAAACATTCACGACTCCGCTGCTCGCCTCGACTCCCGAACCAAGCCCAACAATGCCTCCGCCACGATACTTCTCCAACGTATCTTCACAATCACGGACTTCCACTCTGCTGGTAATGACAATATGCACTTCGGCCTCCACCATTTACTCGGTGCCTTCGCCTCTACTACCCGTATTGATCCTGCTAACGCTACCAACAACCGCCAATTTGCGCATCCCCTCCGCCAAATGTTTGATTCCCTTTTCAACCCCGTCCTCTCTCGTGATTACACCCGTCGTTCTACCCTTGCCCCTCTCAACCTCGAATCCCCCGTATTCAAGTCCTACCGCCTCTCATTTTATGATCTCGTTTTTGGTCTCACTAAATATAACGCTCATGAATTAACTATTGTTCTCCAATCTATCTCTTCGAACCTCAATGGTGCCATCCCTCTCTCTGGTGATCTCGCCTCAATGTTCAAAGATGCTTCTGGTGATCAAATTCTTCGCCACGGCTACGCTGTAATGGAACAACCTCTCCACCATTGCGCCGACAACATGCCCACTGATGAATTTGACGTCTTCGAATCGACTGTCACTGTGACTACCCGCCACCCTGAACAAGCCGCCGCCGACCACAAGTATCTCGTCCTCCCGAACAAGCCCAACACCGGTACGACCCACCACCTCGCATCCGCAGTCTGTGACACAGACCCCGTTCATCCGGTCACTGTCACTCAGCCCTCCGCCGACTTCGTCCTCCTCCGCGACGTAACCCGGACCTTCCCAATCGCCGATCAACATTTGATCCCTCGTGATACAGAATTCCTCCTGTATGATGAAGATCGCGACTTTGCTCCGACCGTTCTCGTCCTCGACCCCACAACGAACTCGACCGTCTCAGCCTACATGGCCACACTCACTGGAATGGTTATTTATAGCCACGAAATTGACGCCTCCGCCATCTCCTTCCCCAACACTGAAGACATCAACGGCCTCCACAACTGCCAATTTGCCGACTCCGCCACCCCTTACACCATGGTCTATCGACCTAGTCACTATACCCTCGGTACCACTGCCCACATCGCACGCAAACGCATCCGCGTCAAGGACAACCGCTTCAAAAGCGCCCTGTACCTCGTTGACTTCGCCAAGATCTACATCCCCCGCCCCATCTTGACCACCATCGATACCCTTGTTTCCCACGGCTTCCCTGGATTCACCTTCCGCGACAACGTCACGTTCATAGGTGCTACTACCTCAGCACTTGCCCAACGCGTCGTCTCGACACGCTCAAACAATGATGCACTTCCGCCTCATTGCAACTTCGGAACCATCTCACTCTGGTCTCCCTTCTCCTTCACCCCTAAAGCACACGCTTTCTGGAATGAGAAAGGAATCTTTGGTTACTACGAAGAGCACGTCGACGCTTACTTCATTGCGAACCCTCGCACCCTGTTCGGCACCACCGCCGCCCTCGTTGAAGTCAAGCACTACCGCGCTTCCATGCCCCTTCCTTAAGCCGCGTTTTTCTAATGATCATCCGCCCGCTCGTTTTTCATTCTTAAATCTTCCGCGCCAGACACTTTCCCTCTGAAATTCTTTTTGTTTTTCGTTTATGTGCTAGTCACATACTTTATTTAACATTTCTTCTCTTATG